ACTATTTTAGACACATCATTCACCGATGGTCCTGAGTATTTTAACCTATATGTTAAGAGTGGTGATGTGACACTTTGTCATAGACAGTTCGATGCTAAAATATACCCGCCAAAGATAAGATATACCGTGGACGTACGCTCACACCTAAAAAACTTATTAATGTCTTTGACTGACATTTTTTCATCTAAAAATTTAACTTACGAGTACCTTGGACTTCCTACGAATGTCTAATATTTATCAAAAACAACAATGAAAAAGCTATGGGGTCAAACAAAAATTTCGATTATTTAGGGAGTGGTTTTCAACTACAATTATTACAACAAATCATTATTGATAAGGATTTTGCAAGGTCTATTATCGACGTACTTGATACTAATTATTTTGAGAACAAATACTTTAAAATAATCATTCAAATGGTTAAGGAGTACTATTCAAAGTACGAGCATACCCCAACGTTTGACACGCTAGAACAAATCACTAAATCTGAATTACAACAAGAATTGGCTTCTAAAATTGTTATTGATACAATCAATAAAATTAAAGACGTATCACCTGAAGGAGGTTTATTCGTTCAAGAAAAGGCTATGAAATTCTGTAAACAACAAGAATTACAGAAAGTAATGAATAAGGCTCAAAAAATCATCGATGGTGGTGAATTTGAGAACTACGATAAAGTAGAGCAATTAGTTAGAAATGCACTACAAGTAGGTGAAAGAGAAGATGGTCAATCTGACGTATTTTTTAATATGGACGATGTGTTAAACGAGGATTATCGACACCCAATACCTATGGGTATACCAGGTATCGATAGACTCCTAAAAGGTGGGTTAGCTAAAGGGGAAATTGGTGTTGTATTAGCACCAACAGGTGTTGGTAAATCAACACTATTAACAAAAATTTCAAATCACGCATTTAACTTAGGTTATAACGTGTTGCAAATATTCTTCGAAGACAATCCGAAGATTATCCAAAGAAAACACTTCACTTTGTGGACTAAAGTTCATCCTGATGAATTATCGGTTAAAAAAGATGAGGTAATGTCGAAAGTTAATGAGATTAAGGAAACTATGACTAACAAATTAATCTTGAAAAAACTTCCGTCAGATACTATGACTATGTTACAAATTAAAAATCAAATCAGAAAGATGGTTGCTGATGGGGTTAGAATTGACATGGTATTATTAGACTACATTGATTGTGTAGTACCTGATAGAAACTTAGGTGACGAATGGAAATCAGAAGGTTCAGTAATGAGAGCTTTTGAAGCCATGTGTCACGAATTAGATTTAGTTGGTTGGACAGCAACACAAGGTAATAGAAGTTCAATATCATCTGATGTTGTAACCACGGACCAAATGGGTGGGTCAATCAAAAAAGCACAAGTTGGTCACGTAATCATTTCCGTGGCAAAATCTCTACAACAAAAAGAAATGAAGTTAGCGACCATCGCAATCACTAAATCTAGAATTGGTGATGATGGTGTGGTCTTTGAAAACTGTAAGTTTGATAATGGAATGTTGGAAATTGACACTGAAAGTTCAGTAACTTTCTTAGGTCTTGAAGAACAACAAGAAGAAAGAAACAGACAAAGAATCAAAGATTTATTAGACAAAAGAAAACAAAAAGAACAACAAAAAGAAAATTAAAATTATGGAAAAAATATTAGTAGAAAATCCCGATAGATTTGTGATTTTCCCTATTCAGTATAACGACATTTGGGAGTACTATAAAATGCACCAAGCGGCATTTTGGACAGCTGAAGAAATTGACCTAACTGCGGATATTAGAGATTGGGAGAATTTATCAGACAATGAAAAATATTTTGTTAAGAATGTATTATCATTCTTTGCGGCTTCAGATGGTATTGTCAATGAAAACTTGGCGGAAAACTTCTTAAAAGAAGTTCAGTACCCTGAAGCAAAATTCTTCTACGGGTTCCAACTTATGATGGAAAACATACATTCATTAATGTACTCTTTATTAATTGACACGTATGTCTCTAATCCTGAAGAAAAAGATGAATGTTTTCACGCAATCGATAGATTACCTGCGGTTAAAAAGAAAGCCACTTGGGCTTTAAATTGGATTGAAAACGCGTCTTTCCAAGAAAGATTAGTAGCTTTTGCGGCAGTTGAAGGTATCTTCTTTTCAGGTTCTTTCTGTTCAATCTTTTGGTTAAAATCAAGAGGTATTATGCAAGGTTTGTGTAATGCTAATTCTTTAATCTTTAAAGATGAAAACCTACACTGTGATTTTGCTATTCATTTATTGAATAACCACGTACAGGAAAAACCAAGTGAAAAAAGAATTAAAGAAATTCTATTATCAGCGTTAGAGATTGAAAAAGAATTCATTACTGAATCATTACCTGTTTCATTAATTGGTATGAATTCAAACTTAATGAAACAATACTTGGAATTTGTTGTTGATGGATTACTTGTTAAATTTGGTTGTAAAAAAGAGTTCAATGTAGAACAACCATTTAAATTCATGGAACAAATTGCGGTTGAAACTAAAGGTAATTTCTTCGAATCAAGAACTGTTGAATACCAAAAAGCTAAGTTGAACGAAACATTATCATTTACAGACGATTTCTAAATAAAAACACATGATGTCATTGAAAATTAAAAAAAGAAGTGGGGACGAAGTATCTTTTAACCCACAAAAAATTTATCAGAGAGTTAAACGAGCGGCAAAAGGATTGAATGTCAACTCTGATGAAATTTTTATAAAAGTTATTACTTCAGTACCAACTGAAGGTAGTATTACTACAAAAGAATTGGATAAATTAGTTTATGAAATTGCTGCGGCGTATACTGGTAGTCACCACGACTACTCAAGATTAGCGTCATCGGTGGCAATCTCTTCATATCATAAAGAAACTTCTGAAAGTTTTTCTGAAACTATGAAACTTCTTAATGATTCAGGTATTGTTAACGATTTGTTAATTGACATGATTAACCAATACGGTCCTGAAAAAATTGATGAGGTAATTAATCATGAAAATGATTATAATTTTGATTATTTTGCTTGGCGTTCATTACAAGAAATGTATTTGTTAAAGTTACCGAATGGTAAAGTAGTTGAAAGACCACAACATATGTACATGAGAGTTGCTCTATGGGTCACTAAAAGTTTTGAACAAGCGGTTGAGTATTACCAATCATTATCAAACCAATTAATTTCACCTGCAACGCCAATTATGATTAATGCGGGTACAAAAGTACCTCAGTTAGCGTCATGTGTACTACATTATAATAATTCAGATTCTCGTAATGGGTTATTAAACACTTTAAATGACATTTCAACGTATTCCTCTGATGCGGCAGGTATTGGACTTTCAATGTCAAATATTCGAAGTAAGGAAAGTAGAATTTCATCATCAGGTGGATTTGCGGGAGGACTATTAAAATATTTAAAAATAGTTAATGAATCATTAAGATTCTTTAATCAACAAGGTAGAAGACCTGGTAGTGCGGCAATCTATTTAGAACCTTGGCATAAAGATATTTTTGATTTATTAGATATCAAAAAGAATAGCGGGGTTGAAGAATTGAGAGCTCGTGATTTGTTTACCGCATTATGGATTCCTGATAATTTTATGAAAGCGGTTGAAACTAATAATGATTGGTATTTGTTTTGTCCTAATGATATTATTAAAAATGGGTTGAAACCATTACAAGAATGTTTTGGTACTGAATATGAAGAAAACTACCAAAAGGCGGTTTCTATGGGATTGGGTAAGAAAGTTAAAGCTCAAGAAGTTTGGAATAAAATTATTGAATCTCAAGTTGAAACTGGTGTACCATATCTTTGTTCTAAAGATAGTGCGAATATGAAAACTAACCATCAAAATATTGGTGTTATTAAACAATCGAATTTGTGTAACGAAATTTACCAATATACTGATGAGGATACAACAGCTATTTGTACACTTTCGTCTATGGTCCTTAAAAACTTTATTGTTGACGGTAAATTTGATTTCAAATTACTATACACTGAAACAAGAAAAGTTGTTAGAGCTTTAAATAAAGTCGTTGATATTAACAATTACTCAACTGAAAAAGGACGTAAGGGTGGTTTAGAACAAAGAGCGATTGCTATTGGAACCCAAGGATTGGCGGATGTATTTTATTTAATGGATTACATTTTTACATCTGAAGAAGCTAAACAACTAAACAAAGATATTTTTGAAACAATTTATTTCGCAGCTATTAGTGAAAGTAATGAATTGTGTAAAACCGAGGAATATCAACCGTATAAACATTTTGATGGGTCACCAATGTCTAAAGGTATTTTCCAATTTGATATGTGGGGAATTAAAGAAACTGAATTATCGGGATTTTGGGATTGGAACGGACTTAAAGAAGAGGTTAAAAAATATGGTGTTTGTAATTCACTATTCACGGCTCAAATGCCTGTGGCGTCTTCGGCAAAAATTACAGGTTCATTTGAAATGACTGAACCCGCACACTCTGCGTTATTTAACAGAAGAGTTGTTGGTGGTGAAATCATGATTGTTAACAAGTATTTAATTAATGATTTTGAAAAAATTGGTATTTGGTGTGAGGAATTGAAAAACGAAATTATCTTAAATGAAGGTTCGGTTCAAAATATTAATTTTAATCACTACTTAGATACTGAAGACAAAAATTACAACAAAAAAGTTAAACGAATTGAACATTTAATCCCTAAATATAAAACTATTTGGGAGATTTCACAAAGAGAGTTAATTGATATGTCAGCTGACAGAGGACCATTTATTGACCAATCACAATCAATGAATATCTATATGTCTAACCCAACATTATCAAAGATTTCATCATCACATTTCCATTCTTGGAAAAAAGGTTTAAAAACTCTTTGTTATTATGTTAGAACTAAAGCGATATCAACAGGGGCAAAACACTTAGCTTTGGATGTTTCTAAAATTGAAAAACCAAAAACTGAGGTTCAAATACCTAAAGTTGATATTATACCAACAGAAAAACCACAAGATTCAGAATTTGAATGTTTTGGATGTTCATCTTAATCACGACAATAATCCCGACACAATGTCGGGATTTTGTTTTTACGACTATTTATAAGAAATAATTACGACACTATATTTATTATAAATGGCTAACGGAATAACATACGGTATAAATTTCCCATTTAGGGATTCTTACGACGGTAAGTACTTTGACTTATCAATAGTTAATGATGAAGAAATTAGAAGTAATCTAATTCATTTACTATTAACTAGAAAAGGTAGTCGATATTATTTACCTGATTTTGGAACTAGATTGATGGAATATATATTTGAACCTTTAGATGGGCCAACGTTTTCAGAAATAGAAAGTGAAATTAGAACTTCAGTTGAAGAATATTTACCTGGTGTTACCGTAACTAATATTGATATTAAGGCGGCTTCTGAAGGTGAAGAAGATAAAGGTACCTATGTTAATGGGAATGACGAAAGAGTTTATAGAGTACCTGGTATTGGAACAATGGAACATACCGCAAAAATTAAAATAGATTACATAATCACAAATGATGCGTTTAATTCATCAGATTTTGTAATAATAAATATTTAACAGATATGGCTAACAAGAAAATATCGTACACAACCAGAGACTTTCAATCGATTAGGACTGAGTTAATTAATTTTACAAGAACTTACTATCCTGATACGGTTGATAATTTTAATGACGCGTCAGTATTTTCAGTATTGTTAGATTTAAACGCCGCGGTAACGGATAACTTACAATTTAATATTGATAGAAGTATCCAAGAAACCGTATTACAATATGCCCAACAAAGGTCTTCAATTTTCAACATTGCAAGAACATACGGATTAAAAGTTCCTGGTATGAGACCATCGGTTGCTTTAGTTGATTTCTCAATTACAGTTCCCGCTTTTGGGGATAAAGAAGATTTAAGATATTGTGGTATACTTAGAAGAGGTTCTCAGTTTAACGGTGCGGGACAAGTTTTTGAAACAGTTTATGACATTGATTTTGCGTCGGCTATTAGTGCTGAGGGATATCCTAATAGATTAAAAATACCTAATTTTGACTCAAATAACAAGTTAATCAATTATACAATCGTAAAAAGAGAGACGGTTGTTAATGGTATTACTAAAGTATTCAAAAGAGTTATTACCGCGGCGGATGTTAAACCTTTTTTAGAGATTTTCTTACCTGAGAAAAATGTTTTAGGGGTTACTAGTGTTTTACTAAAAGACGGTACACAATATTCAAATGTACCTACATCCCAAGAATTTTTAGGAGCCGATAATAGATGGTACGAAGTACAAGCTTTGGCTGAAGATAGAGTTTTTATCGAGGACCCGACAAAAGTATCTGACCAACCTGGTATTAAAGTTGGTAAGTATATACAGACAAGTGATAAATTTATAACTGAATATACACCAGAAGGATTTTTAAAAATGACCTTTGGTGGAGGTAGTCAATCGGCTGATGAACAATTACGTGAATTTGCGAGAAATGGGTATGAATTAAACTTAAACAAATATTCAAATAATTTCGCTTTAGGTAGTGTTCTTAAAGCTAACAGTACTTTGTTTGTCCAATATAGAATTGGTGGTGGTACTGGAACTAACTTAGGTGTTAATATTATAACACAAGTTGGTACTGTGTCTTTCTTTGTTAATGGACCTTCACAATCTGTTAATACAAGTGTTGTTAATTCATTAAGATGTACTAACGTAACCGCGGCTATTGGTGGAGCCAATTACCCAACAACGGAAGAGGTTAGAAATTTAGTGGCATTTAACTTTGCGGCTCAAAACAGAGCGGTAACGGTTAATGATTATGATTCATTAATCAGAACAATGCCTTCTCAGTTTGGTGCACCTGCAAAAGTTGCGATAACAGAAGAAAATAATAAAATTAAAATTCAAATGTTGTCTTACGATGATTCAGGAAATTTAACTGAAATCGTTTCAAACACATTAAAAAATAATGTCGCTAATTACTTGTCAAATTACCGAATGATTAACGACTACATTTCAATAGAAAGTGCTAACGTAATTGATTTAGGTATTAATGTTGATGTTGTTTTAGACAATAGTCAAAATCAAGGGGCGGTGATTTCACAAATCATAACTATTGTGAGTAATTTCTTTAGTCCTACAAATAGACAAATGGGTGAAAATGTATTCGTTTCTGATTTAAGAAGATTAGTACAAAGTGAAAATGGGGTGATTGCCGTATCAGATATGCAATTCTTTAATAAAGTTGGTGGACAATATTCATCATCTCAAACATCTCAAAAATACTCAGACCCGCAAACAAGACAAATTGAATTAGTTGACGATACTATCTTTGCACAACCAAATCAAACATACCAAATTAGATATCCAAATAAGGATATTAATGTTAGAGTTAAAAATCTTAAGACGGTTAATTTTTCTTGATAATTTATTTTCAAAATAAATGAATTATCTTTTGAAAATAGTATATAAACTATTTATCAATAAATATTAACATGTCAGACTCATATAGAATAAGGACTAAACCAGGTGTGGATAGCTCAATCAAAGTATTGATTGACCAAGAGTTTGAGTACCTTGAAATTTTATCATTAAAAATATTACAAAGCCAAATCTATACAAGACAATGCTCTGATTATGGGGTAATCGTTGGTAGAATTAGTGTTAATAACGGATTTGGTATTCCAAACGCCAAAGTTTCTGTTTTTATTCCGTTAGATAGTGTTGATGAAAATGACCCAGTAATTTCTGATTTATATCCGTATAAAACATTAACCGACACAAACGAGGACGGTTATAGATATAACTTATTACCCTACAAACAACAACACAGTGGACACGTACCTACAGGTACTTTTTTTACACGACAAGATGTACTTACAAACCCTACATTAATTGAAGTTTACGACAAATATTACAAATATACTGCAGTTACAAATGAGAGTGGTGACTACATGATTTTTGGTGTTCCTGTTGGTTCGCAAACAATCGTAGTCGATTTAGATTTATCAGATATTGGTGAATTTTCATTGTCACCACAAGATTTAATTAGAATGGGTATTGCCACCGACGCTCAAGTTTCGGGTACACATTTTAAATCATCCTCAAATCTTAGAGAATTACCACAAATCATTAATATTAATCGTGTTATTGAGGTAGAACCATTATGGGGACAACCTGAAGTTTGTAATTTAGGTATTACAAGAACAGATTTTGACTTAACAGGTGAGGCCAATATTGATATTACTCCTACAGCAATATTCATGGGTTCTATGGTCTCTTCAAATGAAAGTGACTATGTAAAACCAAACTGTAAACCAACGTTGGACTCAGGTTCTTTATGTAGTTTAGTTGCAGGGCCTGGACAAATATTAGCAATTAGACAAACCATTTACCATGACTCTAATGGCAGGCCTATTTTGGAAACCGCAAACTTAGAACAGGGTGGTCAAGTAATTGATGATAATGGTACATGGTTGATTGACCTACCTATGAATATGGATTATGTTGTAACCAATGAATTTGGTGAACAAGTTTTATCTAATGACCCTAAAAAAGGTATACCAACTAAGGCAATATATCGTTTTAAAATTAAATGGAACCAATCTAATAAAGTAGGTGGTGAGCCAGTCCGAAGAGGTAAT